TCGGCGGCGATCTGTTCCAGGCGGCGGCCCTTCCATTCGCCCGGCTTGTGCACGGCGCTGCAATCGACCAGGTTGCCGGCCGCGTCGCGCCCGCTCACGGTGACCTCATGCGCGGTGGCGTCGAACCGGGGGCTCACCGTGTCCACATGTCCGGTGATGACGGTGTCGCCGCCGATCTTCACCGCGCAGGCGTCGTCGGGAGATATCGGCCGCGCCGCCGGGCGCGACGGATAGCGCTCCGTCAGTGTCAGCTCGAACGTGCCCGACAGGGTCTCGATGTCGCGGGTCACCTGGAACTTCGTCCAGCCTTCGTAGGACGCACCGGCCAGGAACAGGCTCACGGTGTCAGCCATCGACGCCTCCCGGCCTGACCAGGACCTCGAAGGTTTCGCCGCCGGGCATCATGCCGGCGTGGCGGATGGCGTTGCGCCGCACGATTTCCTCCATGCGGTCCATCAGGGTTTCCGGGTTGTCCCCGAACAGGCGCTGCGCGGTCACCAGCGCCGGCTCCGTGGTGCGCGCGATTTGGCGGCGCAGCTGGGGCAGGGACGGCGCGATGCCGGAAACATGGCGCGTCGCCGCCGTCACCATGGTCTGAAGGGCCGGATAGACCGCATCCGAAGCCGTCGCCATCTGGTCGTCGGCCGTGGCCGAAAACCGTTCCAGCATGGCGAATGCATCGGCGCCGGTTTCAAACCCGGCCGTGGACAGCGCGCGGCCGGCGCCGGCCAGGCTGACCCCCCGAACCAATCCGGTCAGGGCGTCTCGCGCCGCGGCCTGAAGCGCCCGCGTCGCCGTCGTTTGGGGGATGTAGGGCAACCCGTTGCCGAATTTTGCAAGGTCCAGAAGGCGCGCGGCCCGCACGGCGCTGGCGCCGAACGGGCGGGTGATGATCTCTCCCAGACCGTCGGCCAGGCTGGCCGGCGCGTAGATCAAATCCTGGACATTGCCGGCCATCGCGGCGGCATCGCGCACGAAGCGGGCCAGGTCCTGGCCTTGTGCCAGGGGCGACAACGCGGCTTCCGTCTCCGTCAGGGCGTCCGTCAACAACTCGGCCATGTCCTCGGCGACGAAACCGGGCGTTCCAGCCAGGTTGAAATCGGTTTCAAAGGCGCTTTTAACCGCCTCCAAGGCATCGTCGGACGCGCCCGAGAATTGCGCGGCCGTGTTGCCGCGAACGGTCGGCAACTGGTTGCGGCCGGCGGCAACGAAGGTGATGTCGAAGCGCACCATGCCGCCCTCGCGGGTGCCGAAGCGGCGCGTCGCGTTTTCGAACTTGACCAGGCGCGTGCCCAGGTAGGGATGTACCAGCTCGCCGGCGCCCGGCTTCTTCAGCGCCGCCTCCAGCGCCTGGGCCTTGCCGATATGATCGGGCTCAAGCAGGTAGGCGGAGATCGTGAAGCCGTCGTCGTCCAGGCCCATTTCCTCGGCGTAGCCTTCGTCCCGGCCGGGATACTGATGCTTGGCCAGGCGCTTGCCGAAGCGGTCGCTGGCCTCGTCGTAAAGGAACGCCACCCCCCGGAAGCTGGCCTCGCGCAGTTGGTCCCGCCACGCCATCGCCCTAGGCCCCTGATCCCATGGTGGTCATGCCGGCGTCGACCTCGATGTCCATGCCCTTGCCGTTGCTTTCCAGGCGGGTGACGGACACGGGCTGGTCGGACTTGATGGCGATTTCCAGCTTGCCGCCCAGCAGGTCGCCCAGGCTGTCCCCGCCCAGGCCGCCCAGGATGGCGCCGATGATCCCGCCGACGACTGGAATGGGGATAGCCGCCTGGCCGATGGCGGCCCCGGCGAAGGCGCCGGCCAGGCCGCCGCCGGCGCGGCTTGCCCCGCGCACGTCGCCGGCGGCGGCCGCCTGGCCGATGTGCAGGGCGCCCAGGCCCAATCCGAGGAACGGCAGCGCCCGCCCGCCGATGCGGCCCAGGCCGCGGGAGAAGCGGCCGATGGGCCGGGCCCCGGCGCCGATGGGGTTCGCGCCCGCGCCGATGGACGGCGCCGCGTTGCCGGCGAAGGACGGCACCCGCCGCCCGGGTTTGGTGTGCCGGCCGCCGCCGCCGGCCTGTCCCGCGCCGCCGAACCCGGGGTTGGTGACGAACACCGGCACCGGCGTGGCCGCCGCCGCGATGCCGCCCAAGCCCCCGCCCGCGCCGCCCCGCCGGCCGAAGGCGCCGCGCACGTCGGCGATGGTGCGGATCGCCTTCGACGCCAGGATCAAGCCGCCGCCGGCGATGGCGCCCGTTTTCAGGGCGCCCATGATCTCCTTCACCTGCGCGCTGTCCAGCGAATTGAAGGCGTCGGCCAGATCCTGGATCGGGCCGGTCAGCTCGTTGTCCGCGAACTGCTGGAACGCCGTCGACAGGTTCTGCATGGCGCCGGCGGCGTCGTCGGCCACGATGGCGCTGTCCTTCATCAACTCGGCGCCGGTGGCTTGGATGGCCAGGAACTTGTCCATGCTGCCAAAACCACCGGTGTTCTGATACTCGGCGACCAGATTATTGAATGCGCGTAGCGCTTCATCGCCGAATAATTCTTGGCTTCCCGCCTTCCGAAGGCGGGTCATCACGCTTTCTTTGTCGGATAGGCCGGCGGAGGCTGTCTTCACGATCTCCTTCATGATGTCTGCAACATTTCGCATGACACCGGGCTGGCCTTTCTCGAACACCTCGATCCCTTGGTCACGGAGAAACTTGATCTTGTCGACGTTCTGAAGCTCCCGGATGACTGCCTCGAATGCAGTTGCCGCCTGCTCGTAACTGCCGACACCCTGCTTCGCGACCTGGATGATTGCGCCGATCTCCCGCACCGCCTTCGGCCCGACGCGGCCAGTGGCGGCGTAGGCGGAGAAGAGGCGCTCGCCTTGCGTCGCCAGCGCCGCAACAGGAAAGGCGCCAGCCTTGCCTTGCACAATCAACGTGTCCAGCGACCGCAGCAGCTCGTCCGGCGTCGCCTGATCCAGTTTCTTGAACTCGGCGATCAGGGAACCGATGTGGTGACCCTGCCCGCCCGTGGCCTGGATTGCGCGGGCGATGGTCCCGATGTTGTCGCGCGCGAACTTCAGGTCGCCGGTCTTCTCGACGATGGCCTCGAAGGCGCTGGTGATCTGAGAGGGATCGAGGCGGATGTCCGGCGCCTGCGCGGTGTCGAAGATCTCCTTCTTCAGCGCCGCCACCTGGTCGGCGCTGATATTGGCCTGTCGGCCCAGGCGCGTGAACCGCCGTTGCAGGGTGACCACGCCCCGCGCGGCGCCGATCCCGGCGGCGCCGGTGGCCAGGGCGACGTAGCGGTTGCCGGCGCGGTCCAGCAGGCCGCCGGCCATGCTGGCGGCGCGGCCCAGGCGGTTGAAGGAGCGCACGCCAGTGCGGCTCAGGCCGGTCATGGCCTGGCCGAAGCCGCGCGACCGGCCGATCAGGTTGCCGGCCAGGTCGACGATCAGGGCTGTACGGATGTCGGGCATGGGCTACCGGGCCTTCCAATTCGCCTGCTTCAGGGCGCGGACGATCCGCCGCGGGGTCAGGGCCGTCACTTCGCTTCGGGTCCAGCCGGTCATCTGCGACAACCTGACCACGGCGAGGTCGAGCCCCTCCCAGCGGCGCCTATTCTCGCCCCCGCTCGGACAGGACCTCCCGTTCGGCGGCGTTCTCCAGCGTCCGGCTTTCGGCCATCAGCAGATCCAGATCGAGGCGCGGCAGCGCGCGCAGCATCTTGGCCGTGACGGCGCCCTCGAATTCCTCGCCGCCCTCGCCGATCAGCCTGTCGACCTGGCGGGCCAGCAGCTCGAACGCCGCGACCGCCGGGCTCGAATGCACCACCGGGCCGGCCGCCGTCGCGTAGACGCGCTCGGCCGCGATCTCGGCGTCCAGAACGTCGCCGGCCGTCGCCTCCTTCAGGACGACGGTGGTGTAGACCGCGTCGCCGATCCGGAAGCCCCGCGCCAGGGTGGCCCTGACCTCAGCCATTGGCCGCCCCCACTTCCTCGAGGGCCGGGCCCTTCATGACGATCTTCACGCGGCTTTCGGAGCCGTCCGTCCAGGTCGGCGGTTCCGCCACCCACCAGGCGCGGCCGACCAGGGCCGGGCCCGCGTCGGGCTCGAACGTCACCGTGGCGCCCGCGATGTTGCGCAGCTGCGTGATCGACACGGTTTCGTCGTAGTCGATCTCGAACTCGATGCTGCCCTCGCGCTCGCTTTCCGAAAAGCCGTGCACCGTGTGGCCGACGCGCGCCTCGCGCACCGTGCCGCCGGGGTCGTAGCTGGCGCCGGGGTAGCTGTCGAACTTGCGCCCGTCCGCCTTGATCGTCGCTTTGCCGAGTTTCTTGCTCATGGTCGGGGCTCCCTACAGGATGAACTTGATCTTGCCCGCGAGGACGCGGAACTGGTTGACGATGTCCGGGCGCAGCAACTGGTTGAGGCGGTTCACGTCGTTGCCGTCGCGCTCGGACAGAAGGTCGGCCTTGAACTGGTCGAAGTTCTCGACCAGGCCGAGCGCCTCCCATTCGCGGAACAGGACGATGGCCTCGGCATCCGCCAGGCGCGGCGTCATCACCGCCTGGCCGGCGCCGAATTGGGTGTCGCTGTCCGCCAGCTTGTGGCGCGGATACTTGAGGGCGAAACGCGCGTTGTAGGTGAAGCGCAGGTAGGCCAGGGTCTTGAGCGTCTCCACGTCCAGGAACGCCGGGTCGTCGACGCCGGCCAGGTTCTGTTCGTAGGTCGTGATGCAGCGTTCCAGCACCACCGTGTCGCCCTGTTCCGTCACCTTGAAGGTGGCGATCCCGTCGTACAGCAGGAGGTTCCGTTCCTCGCGCGTGAACCGGTCCTGCGGCAGCGGCGCCAGGACGCCCTTGATCGCCAGGTTCTGCAACGGCCGGGCCGGATCCTGCTTGGCCTCGAAGGCGGCGATGCCGGCAAGCGCGGCGGCCCACATGAAGGGAGCCGTGGGGCTGCCCGAGGCGTAGAGGATCGACAGGTGCGGGCTGTTGCGCCCGTTGCCCAGCGTGGTCAGGGCCGCGTGGGCGCCCCGGGCGGCGGCGAAGGCATGGCCGTCCTTCTGCACCGTGGGGCCGAACCGGTCGGCCAGTTCGGTTTCCAGGGCGGTCAGGTTGGCCGCGTCCGTGTACGGCATGGCGATGTCCGTGAACCACTGGTCGCCGAAGGCGGCGACGGCGTCGCCGATGTCCGGGTTGCCGGCGCCGCCGGTCATGGCGGTGACCGTCGCGGTCAGCCCGTCCGGCAGGGCCTCGCCCTGGTAGTAGCTGTGGCGCAGGTCGATGCCGTTGCCGGCCTCGCCCGCGTTGCGCGCGGTGAATTCGACCTGCGCGTCGTCCACGCCGTTCACCGCCGCCGTCACCGGCAGGGCCGTTTGCAGGTTCACCGCCGCGGCGACGGACGCCGCGATGGAGGCCGGCGTGTCCGTGGCGGCGACGGCCAGGCGGATGCGGCCGTGCAGGCCGGCGCGGCTGAAGTGCGCGTTGATGTAGAGGGTCAGCGTGCCCGCGCGGGTCACCGCGCCGCCGAACCCGATGGACCCGGCGGCGGCCGTGGCGCCGCCGTCGTCCACCTGCGCGACGGCCCAGGTTTCGGTGATGCGGTTGTTCAGCTTCAGCGCGCGGAACATCAGGGCCAACATGGAGCCCCGGCCGAACGCGGCCTCGGCCTCGGCCTCGTCCAGGATGCGGACGGGGACAAGGGGTGCCTGCGTGCCCGCCGCCAGCTTCTGGCCCAGGACAAGGATGCGCGACGGCATCCCGACCAGGCCGATCACGGCGCCGGTGCCGTCGATCTCGACGAAATTGCCGGGCGTGCGGATGCCGGCCGGAACTTGATCGAACGTGATGGCCATGGGTTAGCCCTCCTTCGCGGTCGTGGATTTCGATGCGGCCTTCGCCGGCGCCTTGCCGCCGCCGGGCTCAAGTCCGGACGCCGTTTCCCTGGCCTTGGCCTGCGCTTCCCTGAGCGTTGCGCCCAGGGCCACGCTGTTCTCGGCCGCGCGGCGGCGCCAGTACGGGGTAAGGACGATCTTTCCGCCCTCCGGCGGAAGGTGGCCGCGCCCGTTGGGGGTGCGGACCTTCAGGCCGCCCACGGGGACGGCGTAAATCATGTTGTCGTAGGTCATGCTTCGGTCTCCAGGGTGGTTGCGTCTTCCGCGTCGGGATTTTCCGCGGGCAGGTGCTTGCCGCCGTTGCCGGCCGGGTCTTGGGTGGTCACGTTGCCGTGGGGCGGGATGTCCCAATCCACGTGCAGGGTGGCGAAGTCGTCCAGGCCCTGGGCGTCGGGCGTCACGCCCACGTAATGGCTCAGGATGAACTCGATGGCGTAGATCGAGACGTTCAACTTGCCCGCAGGCTTGCCGTTCAGGACGTTGTCGATGGTCCCGGGCTCGATGGGCCGCGTCAGGAAATCCAGCCCCAGGGTCTGGCCGGCGATCAGCGCCTCCACGTCCTCGAGGATCTGGTAACTGCCCACATCCCCGGTGGCGCCGCGCCGGCGGGCGCGTTCGTTCCGCCGGTTCTGCGTCGCGACCAGGCCGGCGAAGGTGGTCTGGGCCTCGAACGCGCCGCCGGCCGCCGGGCGCGGCCGGGTCCGCCCGCGGAACACGAACCACACGGCGGGAAACTGCCCCTTCACCAGTTCGGCCAGGGGATCGTCCAGCTCATTGCCGTAGCTGGCCACCGTGCGGATGGCGTAGCCCAGGGCGCCGCCGTCGCCGGCTGTCTTGACCCGGTCCACCAGGGCCTGTTCCATGGCGCCGATCATTGCAGCGCCCCGGTCAGATAGTCGTTAACAAGGTCGCCGATGGCGTCCTCGTCGGCGGCCGATATTCCGAGGAACGGCCGCGCCGGGATCTCCACCTTCTGCGTCATGATGAAGTCGGAGCCGATGCGGAAGGCCAGCGCCTTCGCCGTCTTCGGCCGGATCGTCGCGCCGAACTGATGCGTCGCCGCGTAGATCATGTTGGTGCCCACGTCGATGCGCCGGCCGGTGACCCGCCGCGTGATG